AGATTGATGAGAGAGTTAACAAAGTATATAAGACTAATGACGGTAGACAATTATTAATGTAAAATGGATAAGAAAAAATTACTTTCTGAAGATTTAAAAAGATATACACAACTATTGGAGTATACGTTCTATGTTCCCGAAAAAGAAGAGGAAAAAGTAGACGATTTACTTTTAGACGATATGTTGACAGAACAAGACCCACCCGAAGCTGGTGAAGATCCATTCGCAGATGCGGCTGGTGAAGACCCTGTGGCGGACACAGGAGAAACACCTGAAGGTGAAACTGAAGATCCATTCGCAGCAGAAACTGGAGAAACAGAAGAAGAAACTACTGAAGAAGGTGGTGAAACAGATCCTTTTGGTACAGATACTGAAGTTGAAGATGAATTTGCAACTGAAGAACCAATGAGTGATGAAGAAACTGTTGAGGTAGATGTTACAGATATTGTTGATAAAACAGAAGAAACCAAAGCGTCTGTAGATGATATGGGACAAAAAATGGATGATTTACTATCTAAATTATCTGACTTAGAGTCACAAGTTACCGATATGGACGGAGTTATTAATAAAATTGATGACTTAGAAAAAGAAATCGAAAGGAGAAATCCTACACCAGTAGAAAGATTAGAAATGAGATCTATGGATTCTTTCCCTTATAGTGTTAAATTAACTGATTTTTGGAAAGATAAAGAAGGTTATGATGCTACTGATAAAGAAGAAGAATATACATTGACACAAGACGAAGTAGAAAACTTCGATCCTAAAGAGATAAGGGCATCATTTGAAGGTGATTCCGAAGATGAAAACGAAGAATTGTGAAAACAAGATTAGATGAAACAAATAAAATGAGAAAGTTAATGGGGTTATCCTTATTAGTAGAAAACGATTCTAGAGATATAATAAAAGTAGGGAGGGTAGATTTTAAAAATGTGCAACCAGACAGTAATAATATTTTAAAATTTAATAGTGATAACATAGTAGATAACGGAACCAAAGACTATCTTGACGAGGTGGGTGGGCTTGTATATACGGACAATGAAATAGAAATAGAAGTTCTTCCCGATGGCGATACTTATGAATCAAATGGTTTTAATTATTCACCTTTTAAATACGTTCCAAACTCAATAAAAATTAATAAGCTTGTGGAAAAAAACAATCTTGGTAAATTTGATTTTATTAATCCTGAAGGAAATCCAGAAGCAGAAGAGGGAGGCGGTGATGGGATGTTAAATCCTGAAGAAAGAGTAAATCGATTGAAATCATCATTTGAAGAAAAGTTAAACCCAATAAAATTATAAATCAAAACAAAAAAACCTCACAAAAGTGGGGTTTTTCTTTTACTACCTATTGACTTTTTGATAAAGTATCATTATAATTGTATAATTAATAATTTAAAAATACAAAACAATGAGTAGTTTAGATGCGATTTTGGCTCAGTACGAAAAAAACACTGAACCTAAAAAAAGTGGAAACAAAATTTCCAATGAAGACAGACTAAAAAAGTACTTTACTGAAAAGTTACCGAAAGGTGTAAAGTCACAAACAAAAACTTTTAGAATACTACCAGCGAAAGATGGTGGTTCTCCATTTACTGAAGTTTTTTATCACGAAAAAGAAGTTAATGGTAAATATGAAAAAATTTACTGTAACCATCTTAATGATGGAGAACATTGTCCATTATGTGAGGCGAAAGATGCCTTATATGAAGATGGTTCTGAAAAAGCTAAACAATTAGCTAAAGAATTTATCGCTAGAAAATTCTACGTAGTAAAGGGAATTGATAGAGATAATGAAGATCATGGTGTTAAATTTTGGAGATTTAAACACTATAGAAACGGAAATGGTGTTATGGATAAACTAATTCCCGTTTTCAAATTAAAAGGAGATATTAGTGATCCTAGAGAAGGAAGAGATATTGTTATCACTTCTGGTAGAGATCAGAATAATTATTCTGTTGTTAATACAATTATGGCAGATGATGTATCTATCTTAACAAATGATAAAGATTACGCTAATGAATGGATTAGTAATGAGGAATCATTTAAAGATGTTTACGCTAAAAAATCTAAAGAATATTTAGAGATTGTAGCTACAAACAAAACACCAGTTTGGGATTCAGAACAAAAGAAATATGTTGCTGAAGAAGACAAAGAAGAAAAAGAAACTGCGTCACTAACAGAAGAAATCAATATGATGAGAACGGAGACTACTTCGTCTTTTGAAAATGATTACAGTAAAACTACTGATAATAATGACGTTGAGGTTTCTAATTTGGATGATGGTGACGAATTACCGTTTTAATTAAATTATGCCAAAGAAACCACTAAAGAAAAAAGCATCTGATTTTTCGTCTATAAGAAAGAAATTTTCCTCTAGCGATAGGTACAAAGAACAAAAGTACTTTGACTTAGGGGAAGCCTTTCAGAAGGCGACAGGAATTCCAGGTCCTGCTATGGGTCAGATTAATATGCTTTTAGGACACTCGGATACTGGAAAAACCACCGCCCTAATCAAAACTGCGGTGGATGCACAGAAAAAAGGTATTTTACCTGTGTTCATCATTACAGAACAAAAATTTAGTTTCGAACACGCAAAACAAATGGGTTTGCAAACTGACTATGTTGAAGAAATTGATGAAGAAACAGGTGAAGTTATCGGTTATTGGGATGGATTTCTATTATATAGATTAGGTTTTGATTATATTGAACAAGCTTTTGACTATGTAACTGAAGTTCTAAATGCACAGAAAAATGGTGAGATACCACATGATATTGTATTTTGTTGGGACTCTATTGGTACTATTCCTTGTCAAATGAGTTTTGATGGTAAAGGAGGTAATCAACATACTGCGAGAATCATATCAGAAAAATGGGGTATGGGTATGGCACAAAGAATAACATCTTCTCGTAAGGTAACATCCGATTACACCAACTCTATGGTATTTGTAAACCAACCTTGGGTAGATTTACCTGATAACCCATTTGGGCAACCTAGAATACAACCTAAAGGTGGACAATCTATTTACCTATCATGTGCTTTAGTATTCTTATTCGGAAATCAAAAAAGTGCGGGTATATCGAAGTTAAATGCTACTAATAAAGGTAGGAAAGTTAATTTCGCAATCAGAACCAAAGTAGGTATACATAAAAACCATATGAATGGTTTAGGTTATGCAGATTGTAAGATTCTTGCGACCACACATGGTTTCATCGAAGACGACAAAAAGGCAATAGACAATTACAAAACAGATAATAAAGAATACTGGTCAGAAGTATTTGAAACTGTTGGAGATGATGTCTTATCCTTTGAAGTTGAGGAAGGAGATGCAATAGAAACACCAGTAGATTACTCAGATAATTAATTGTTTAACTTTTAATATATATGAGTGAGAGTACCAAATAAGAAAAAAAGAACCCAAAGAACTTTACTAGTTGATGGAGACTCGTTGTTAAAAACCGCCTATCATGGGGCGAAAAATCTTTATTATAAAGAAACCCATATAGGTGGTATTTTTCAATTCCTAACAATGGTTAGAAAAATGTTAAACGAAAATAAGTTTGACAGAGTTTACGTATTTTGGGATGGGACTTTTAGTGGTAGACTTAGGTACGAAATATACAAAGACTACAAGTCCAACAGAGACAAAGATTTCTATAACGAACAACCCCCCTCAGAAGTTGATTTATATATACAAAAAGAAAGAGTAATTTCTTATTGTGAAGAATTGTTTATAAGACAATACAGACACGAAATTGTTGAAGCGGATGATTCTATTGCATACTATGTAAAAAATATGTCAGAGGATGAGAGAGTGGTTATAATGAGTAACGATAGAGATTTATGTCAACTAATCAATGAAAGGGTAAGTGTTTATGTAATCAACCTTAAAAAGATAGTTACAGAAGAAAACTATTTGGTTGATTTTGATCATCACCCTTCTAATCTTAAGTTAATAAAAACCATTACAGGTGATGTTAGTGATAACATAAAAGGTATATTGGGGGTGAGTGAAAAAACCTTAATAAAATTTTTTCCAGAAATTATGGAAAAAACTTTGACTTTGGAATATATTTTTAGTAAAATTGAAAATATACAAAAAGAAAGAAAAAGTAGGTTGAAAACACTGGATAATATACTTAATAAAGTCACTAAAGGTTCACAGAAAGAAATGATCTATGAAGTTAACGAAAAGATTATAGATTTAAAGAACCCACTTTTGACTGAAGAAAGTAAATCAGATTTAGATTATCTGTTTAGTACATCTATCGACCCAGAAGGTAGAGAAACTAAAAATGTGATTAATATGATGATTGAAGACGGTTTAATGTGGGCGATACCAGGTGGTAGAGATGGATATATAAACTTTTTACAACCATTTTTATCAATAATAAAAAAAGAAAAAAATTATTACAAAAAAGCAAATGTTTAAGTTATGAAGAAGAAGTATAAAACACACCCCTATGAATTTCTGTTTTTAATCAACGGAAATCCTATTGTTGGAAGAAACTTTCCAATAAACAATTTTAATAGAGAATCGTTAAAATCATATGAATTAAAGGAAATTATTGATAGTACAGTAGAATTAATTAAAAAACATTTTACGACTAAAACTTATGATTATATGGATAGATATTATAATTATTTAGTTGCAACCACTGCGGAAGAAGATACAAAACCTGTTGACATATATGAGAACGAAGACTTCTTCACATTACAAATAAAAGTGAAAGGAAGAGTAGTATGTGAGAGGATTTTTACGGGTAATGACTACCCACCAAACGTCAGATACGATGTCGACATAAGAAAAATTATTCCAAAAATCATTGAAAAATTGCAACAGGGGTTGAGTATGGAAAAATATACAAAAAATTACTGCGGTTACCAACTCGACCGCATATTTATTAATAACTAAAATCAATTAAAGAATGGCGAAAAATGAGAGTTTAAATTTAGGTTATTTAGGATATAGTTTTCAGATTAAATTAGTTAAACAATTAGTAGAAGATCATAAATTTTCAGAGAGTATTGTATCAATTATTGATCCAAATTATTTCGATAACGAATATATGAGATTAGTTGTTGCTAGTTTAAAAGATTACTATGAAAAATACGAAACAATTCCTTCTTATGAAACTATCTTTAACATAATTAAAAGTGAGGTTAGGAGAGAAATTGCGAGAGAATCCGCAACTGAACTTATTAAAGAAGTTAGAGAATCTGACAGTAAAGATTGTTTACACACACAAGATGTTGCCATTAAGTTCTGCAAACAACAAGAACTTAAGAAGGCTACCCAAAAAATCCAAAAGATTTTAGATATTGGAGATTTTGATAGATATGATGAGTGTGAAGATTTGGTTAAACAAGCTATATCAGTTGGAACAGAAAAAGATGAGGGAGTTGATATCTTTCATGCTATAGAAGAAGTATTAGCTGATGATTTTAGAGATCCTATTGCAACAGGATTGATTGGTATAGATAATCTTATGGGTGGTGGATTATCGAAAGGTGAGTTAGGAGTTATTCTAGCGGCGTTTGGTGTAGGTAAAACTACATTAATTACTAGAATGGCGAACACTGCGTATTTAGAAGGGAAGAATGTAGTACAGATTTTCTTTGAAGATAATGTAAAAGTTATTCAAAGAAAACACTTAACCTGTTTTACAGGCATTGAATTAAGTGAGTTAGGTGATAGAAAAGAAGAAGTAAAAGAAGTTATCCCTAGATTCCAAGACTTAGAAGGTAATTTGATACTTAAGAAGATGTCTAGTGATGGTACTACTATTCCACACATCAAACAATACTTACGTAAATTAATCTCATCAGGTGTAAAACCAGATATTGTATTCGTTGACTACATTGACTGTATTCAACCAACAAAACAATTCAAAGACGAATATAGTGGAGAAGGAAATGTTATGAGACAATTCGAAACTATGTTAGCTGAATTAGATATTGCTGGATGGACTGCGGTACAAGGTAACAGAAGTGCGATTGGTGCAGACTTAGTAGAAGCGAATATGATGGGAGGATCAATCAAAAAAGGACAGATAGGACACTTTATTTTATCAGTTGCTAAAACTTTAGAACAAAAAGAAGAAGGAAGAGCAACGTTAGCCATTCTTAAATCACGTTTTGGTAGGGACGGAGTAGTTTTCGATGACATTATCTTTGATAATGGTACATTAGTTATCGACACTAGTGAAAGTACAGATGTAACCCTCTTACAACACGACAAAGGACAGAAGAAGAAAACATCTGATTTTATTAGTAAAACGATAGAGAAAAGTAGAAGTTCAAAAAATAATAATCAACCATTTTAGAAATAAGAATTGTATGGTTTTTAATTTAAATCATTAAGGGATTCTTTTCTCTAAAAAAAAGTAAAAAAGTTAAAATATGGAGTTATCAAACAAAATTTTATCAGACATTACAGTGTACATGAAGTACGCTAAGTATCTCCCAAACGAAAAAAGAAGAGAGACTTGGGAAGAGTTAGTAACTAGAAATAAGGAGATGCACCAAAAGAAATATCCTAAGATTAAGGATGAGATAGAAGAAGTTTATAAGATGGTATATAATAAGAAAATATTACCATCAATGAGAAGTTTACAATTTGGTGGTAAACCTATTGAAATATCACCGAATAGAATATATAATTGTGCATACTTACCTATCGATCATGTTGACGCATTTTCGGAAACAATGTTTTTATTGTTAGGTGGTACAGGTGTAGGATTTTCAGTACAAAAACATCACGTAGATGCATTACCAGAAATTAGAAAACCAAATCCAAAGAGAAGTAGAAGATATCTTATTGGTGATTCTATTGAAGGATGGGCAG